AACGATCGCGTGGACCTTATTATCTGGGTTGCTGCTATCGATGAACACGACACGCTGCGCATCGAAAGCTATCTCGGATTCGAGGACACCGTCCTCCAAGAGAACGCGAAGGTACTGGCCAGCCGCGAGGAAGGCGTCATCATTGCCAGCCCTGATCGCCATGGAGATCTGAGCCAAAGCACCTTGCGGATCTGCGGAGGCTTCGAACTTGATAAGACCGTTGGCGAAGTTTTCGCCAAACTGAGCGATGAGCTCAGTCGTCTGCTGGACGACATTGGCAATATCGGAGTTCAGAACCACGATCTGCTCGTTGAAGCTTGCCCCCTGCACCGAGACCTTACGGCCGATCGACTGTGAAACGCTTGTCGTGATCTGGTAGTTCTGCTCGATCTGCGTCAGCAGAGACTCGTTGCGGTCAAGGCTAGCGTAAATATCCTTGAACACATCGAGCACCTCTTGCTTGATGTTATCGAGCCCGATCTCAAGATCCGCATTCCCACCATCGAGCGAAGTGATGTCGATCGGAATCGACCAGTTCGTGGCGCGGTCAGCCACCAGGCGGTGGCGGAACTGATAGGTCGTGAGACTGAGTATGCCCTCCTGAATGAAAGCGATATTCGTGTCCGCCTTCACCGTCCGCGAGAACTTGTTTCCCGGCTCTGTCTTGATCCACCACTCGATGACGATGTCCGTGACGGTGACATCCTCGACAGGAGACCAGGACACGCGGAAGGCCGGATATGAGCGCCCATCAGAGCCGATGCCAATCACCGCCGCGATCGAGAAGTCCTGAAGCTCGTTAAGATAGATCGGCTCACCGTTCGGGATTGGGATCGTCGGCGGCAGCACCGTAACGCTGTCGTAGATGCCGCCGTCACGCTCCTGAAGCGACAGGGAGACGTTGCGCGGCCCGTCGCTGGTTAGCGCCCTGATCGATCGAGCCTGCACCATGTAGACGCGGTCACCGTAGCGGGCCGAGTTCCACCGAACCCAGTCGCCCGCCTTGATGGTCTGAAAGCGCGGGCGAATGACGATATCGGCCGTGGCCTCGTACCGGTTCTCATTGAAGTAGATCGAGGCGAGTTGATTGGCCTGGCGCTTCGAGCGAACCTGCGGGAAGTCGAGATTGACGTCACGAGTCCGTCGATCGAGCGCCACGTACCCCGCGTTTGTCTGCGTGTCATATCCGGCAGGCGACCACATGTTCTCCGGCTCCGGATAGGTACCAGAGACGGCGTTGACGAGGTCCGCCATTGAGCGACGGCGCTGGAAGCGGACAGCCTCCCCTGCAATCAGATCTTCGTCTGTGAACGTCTCAACGATCGGCTGATCGGTCCCGATCAGCGGCCACGAGCCGGTGACGTCGTCGATGACAATCCCGCCGCAAGCCGTCATCACAGCCTCGATATTGTCGCCGTGCTGGGCGTCGGCATCAAACAGCACTGAGCAGCGATAGCGGCGCTCGCCGCCTGCGTCCTCGTCGCAGATGTTCATGGCCGTGGCGTAGCGGTCAAACGGCAGGTCTGCCGACGCCATGCCCATGCCGCAGAACATATCGTCATTGACCGAGAAGCCACGCCGGTAGTTGTATTCCTGCACGATGGGGTTTTCGGAGAACTCGTGGGTCGAGTAATCGTCCCACCTATGACCGCCGGAGCCGCCGACCGTGGAATCCTTGCGGAGGTCATACAGGCGAGCACCGCGGAACTCGAAGAAGAAGTCGGGGAACTGCCCAAGCTTATCCTGGTCATAGGTCAGCTCGGCTTTGATCCAGCAGATGCCCGTCCCGATGTGATCAGCCGTCCAGCGCCCGAAGGGGTTGGAGTGATTGATCATGTCGGCGTCGGCCGCCGTCTGGGTGCCGTAGTAGAAGGTGAAGCGGATGAGGCCGGCATAATCGCCGCTGACCACGGAATAGATAGTCTTGAATGCGTCCCCACCTATGACGTTCAGCGACAGCAGCGAGCCACCCGCCCAGATCCGCGAAAGGCCGTCGCAAGGGAAGTCGGCCAGCACGTAGACCTGCTCGAGAAACTTATTCGAGCTGCCGTAGGTGTTGACGTAGCAGTCGTGGCCGGCGATGCCGACGAGGCCGCAAGCGACCTTGCGGGAGACGTTCTCGCCATACTCGCGCTCGAACTCGACGCCGCCGACCGCAGCGCTGTTCTTCTTCGCCTGGTTCTTCTGGATCTTGCTGACGATAAGGTTGAGGCCGATCCCGATGATCGCCTTGCCAATGATCCCGAGCGAGCCGAAGAAGCCGCCGATCGCGGCTCCGATAGGTGCGAGAAAGGGCATTAGCTCACCTTGAATGCATGTGCGACCGCCGAGGCCGGCAGAAACTCGACAGCATCAGCGCCGCGCGTCATGAAGCCGATCGAGGTGAAAAGACCGCCGGAAAGTACGCCGCCGCGATCAATGACTCCGATATCGCCCCGCTGCGCCATGCTGGGAGCGATTTCCGCAAACTTGGCAGCGAAGGCATCGCGAACGGTTTTAAAGCCGTGCTGGCGCAACTTCTTGGCCGCGCCCGCCTCTGTCTTGTATCCGAGGGCGTCGGCATACATCCGCTCGCCCGTGACGGCCTCGACGCCATCGTCAGCGATCAGATAGCAGTCCGACGTGCCGTAAACCGAAGGCAATGCCTGATGCTTCGCCACAACCGCGTTGAGGCGTTTCTCCCAGCCGGGAAGTCTGGTCATGTGGTTACAGTCCCTTGAAACCTATGGCGCGCGCTGCGCCGGCGGCTGCGCTCTTCGCTGCATTGACGGCAGATCCAACAGCCTTGCCCCACGCGATATCGACACGGCCGGCTGTGGCCGCATGCTCGAAGAACCTGTCGCCGGGATCGCGGCGCTGCTGGTCCGCGACCGTCCGCTTGCGGCCGTTCTGGCGCGAGTAATCGAGCTGTCGGCCCTCGCACCGCGCCGTCAGGTAATAGCCGCGCGTGTCGTCGGTGCTGTGCTCGATGACATCGAGGTAGCCACGGGCGACCGGCTCGACTTGGATCAACGCCATTGTATCCGGATGAAAGTGGGCGTCATAGACAACGACCGGCCGGTCTCGATAATCCTCGTTCTCGATCTGGGTGAGGATTTCCGGCGTCAGGTCGAACTGTTTGCTCTCGGCCAACGTGAGTGTGAACCCGCCATCCGCCGCCGTCCCGGTACCGCCGCCAATGTCGGACACCTCGATCAGGCCGAAAGGCTGGTAGGTGACACCGGCATAGATCAGCGGATCGCGCCTCGCGATGAAACCATAGATGCCCGAGCCGAGCTGGATGCGGACCATCTGACGTGTCGAGATCCTGCCGGCGTCGTATAAGGCTTTGACTTCCGTGGAGAGCGTCATTGGCTTTCCGTCAACTGAAACGAAACGGTATAGAAACGCCCATCCCTTGGCGCTTGGAAACTGCCTGGAACGGGCCGCATCACCAGCGCAGGCTTAGCAAAACGGACAACGGCCCCGGCCTGCGCAACCGTATCGAAAGGCGGAGGCTCCACGGTGAAAGTGCGCGCTACCCCAGAGCCACTGATTTCAGTCGTTCGACCCAGATAGTAACGCCCTGCGCGTTCGAGGCCGATGCGATCGCCAGCGACGAGAGACAGAGCCGCGTCAACACCATTGACCGTTAGAACGTTGCCTCCCGCGATAGACACGAGGTTGCCAGCATCATCGGCAGGAGCCTGATCGTTGACGTGGTTCAGCGGGTAGCACGCCCATGGGTGCCGAAAGAGAACCGTCCGCAGGCCGCCGCGAAGCGATAGCCACCAAGATTCGACTGCGGCGTATTCGGATGGCAGCAATGGACCTGTAGTCATCTTTGCTTCCCAGACGGGATCTTCAACCTGGGTGTAGTTGATGAGCCTCGCCCCGGAAGGCGAGGCCTTGATTCCGTCATTCAACAGCAGATCCGCTGTCGCATAACGCACATCGGGCAGCTCACGCGGGAAAGTTATCGTCATCAGAGCATACGCCTTAGTTGCGCGTTCTTGACCGCACTCACGACGGTTCCGGGGATTTCCGCCTTTAACCGAGCCAGATCCTTGCGAAGCGCAGCCAGCTCAGAAGCATCGGCGCCCTCAGCGTTGAGCACGGGCGCGAAACTGAAACTGAAGCCGCCACCAGGCGCCGTCGACGGCGATGGAGAGGACACTGGGCCTCCTTTGGCAAGGCTCAGCATGCGGCCACTGTTGATCGCGTCGAGAAGATCTCGATGCTTCCTCGTCGCGGCTGCGTTCACCACGTATTCGCCATCCGACAAACGGGCAGGAATGCTGTCGCTCGTGCCCGTTCCTGGTCCCCGGATATGGCCGCCGCTTGCGGCCTTCACCGTACCCCCAGAGAAGCCAGAGAACAGACCAGAAAACCAATTGTTGCTACCGCCAGCACCGAAGAGGCCGTCGAGAGCACTGTCGAGCAGCTTGTCGCCGAGCTTCTGTAAAGCACCGCTGAGGGCGTCAATCGCAGATTTGCCATCGATTAGATCTTGAATGAACCCCTTCGTGGCATCCTTGCTCAGGTCGCGCCACTCTTCCATGCTCTGGCGCAGACGATCCTGCGATTCATGCAGTTGGTTCGAGTTGACGACAGCCTGCGCGGAATTGTTGGCGAGAAGCAACATTGCTTCCGCCTGAGCCTTTGCCTTCGGTGACAGACCATCGAACTGGCCGCTCAGGAGCTGCTGGACATCCGTCAGCTCCTTGCCCGCAGCGGTGCCTGCCGCCTGGGCGGCCGACAAAAGATCCTGCGCTGTGGCCGCGCGCTCGGAGGCGAACCCATAGTCGTTGATATAGGGGTTCAACGACGACTGTGCGGCGGTTTCAGCGTTGAGCGCAGCCGTGCGTTCGGTGATCTGCTTGACGCTGCGCTCGTACTCGTCGAGCTTCGCGCGCTTTGCCTTCCCCGATCCACCCGTCGCGAGCGGCTTGTACTTGTCATTATCGATATCAACCTGCGGCTTTTTATACCCGGCCGGAAGGTTCGGCCCCTGCAGCGGCGCGATACGGCCCTTCTTGTTTCCATTCTGGCCAAGAACGCTGTTCTTTATGGCCTCGGATGTGAGGGCGCCCGCCTGCTGGATCTGCGTTTCAAAAGCCTCATTGATGCGATCGGTAATCTTCGCGGTGCTCGTGATCGTCAGCGCGCCGCCGAAGTAGCTCTTCGTCCCGCCCTCCGTCACACCCGGCAGCATGTTGACGATATCACGGCCAATGCCATCAAAGCCGCTGATCTCCGATAGCTTCGAAAGGAAGCTTTCCGAAGTGGCACGAGCCTCCTGCAACGCGGTCACCACGGCGCTAATCTGCGTTATCAGCTGGTCGAAATTGACGTTGTCGATCTCGGTGGCAATGCCGCCGATCGCGTTGCCCACGGTCTCAGCGGCCTTGGAGTTCTCATTGAACTTCGATGTCGCATTGATGAGGGCATTGCGCAGGTCGGTGAAACGCTGCTCGATGGTCTTCGTGCTTCCGGCTAATTTCTCGTCGAGAACGTAGGAACCGGCCTCAATACCGTCAAAGAACGCCTTGTTCGAGATCCTGCCGCTCTTCACGAGCTGCGTCAGTTTGGAAACAGAGCCCTCCGCCTGCTTGATGCCAGCCGCAGCTGCCTGAAGCAGACCAGGCATGCCGTCGATCAGCGAATTCCATTCTTCGGCCTGGATCTTGTTGCTGCCAAGCGCCTGAGCAAGCTGCATCAGCGCGCCGCTGGCTTCCTGCGCGTTAGATCCGGACAAACGAAGCGACTTGCCGACGTTGTCAGTCAGGCCGACCAGCTGATCACTGGAGACGCCAAGCTCCTTCTGCACCAACGAGACGCGGCTATAGAGCTGCACCAGGCTCTCGATCGGCGCGGAGTTTTTCTGCGCCGACACAAAGAGGCGGTCATAGGTCCGCGTGAGATCATCTCCCGACAGCCCGGCGACCTTAAGGGCGTTCGTGATGTTCGTCGCGGAGTCAGCAAGAGACTGAAACCCTTTTGCGCCACCTATGACGGCAAAAGCCTTGGCGATATCGCCTCCCGCCATCGCGAAGCGGGAGGTGATCGCCTTATTCATCTTCGTGAAGCGGGTCTCGATATCCTTGGCGCGGCGGTTCGCGACGCCATTGGCGCGATTGAGCGCGTTCTCGAAGGCCTTGGTTCTGGCTTCCAGCGCGACGACAAGTTTTTCGATGTCAGCCAAGAGAAACCTCGGTAGTTCAGATCTTAGAAGCCGACGATGCCCAGCTCAGCCAGGCGATCGCCATTCATGGGTGCGCTGGCATCGGTCCCGTCGCCGTTTGCCAACCTCATGCCCTCCAACGCGCAGGAAAACTCCCAGAGCGTCATTTCTCCGACGTCGCGGTGGAGGATTCCTGCCCACTGGTAGATTGAGGAGAATTTCCACTTTCCTCGCGGTCGCGGGTTCGGGTCTTCTCCTCCCCCGCTTTCGGCTCCCCCGGCGTGTCGTCATCCACCCCGAAAAGAGCCGCCATCAGAACCGTACGTGCCGTCATAACGGACATCGTAAGCGGGAGATCCTCGACATGCTTTTGCACCAGGGAGCGAGCCTCAAACTTCGACAGCCCGCCACCTTCAAGACCGAGGCGGATGGGCTCGATGACATCGTCGACCATCCACCGTCCATCGGAGAGACGCTGCAGGATGTGCTGTGGTCCCGCGTCGCACTTCACCTGCAAGGCCCGGAGCAACGCGATATTGAGCAGGAAGGCGTGCTCGCCGCCTTCCCAAGTAATGTCGGTCCCTCGCATCAGGGTTCTTCCGCCTTGGCGGTACGCGTCGGAACGCCATCGAACTGGATCTCGATGCTCGCAGTGACGGCCTGGCCCTTCTCGACCTCATTGCCGAGCGAGGTGAGATAGGCTCCGCCAGTCTCGTACTCCGTGTCTCCAACCGCCGCGTTGGCATGATAGAGACGGACGTTCTTCTTCGCGCCTGAATACCACCAGTCGAGCATCATCTCGTGGCTCTGGCTTGCCCAGGTGCCGGTAGCGGTCATCGACACTTCGGACGATTCGACAGACTTTTTCACTTCGAGCGGCAGGCTCTCGTCCTCGCAGTCCTGCGGCGTCGAGCTGCTCTGCAGGTTGGTCTGTCGGCTGATGCCGCGAGAGGTGATGCCGCAGATCTTGGCAAAGGTGCCAGGGGTGGCAGTCTCGAGTTCGAGAACGAAGTCCTGAAACTCCGCGCTGACGGGCTTAACCATTGTGCTCTCCATAAGCAAAGGCCCAAACGGGCGTGATGGGCATCAGCCCGGTTGACGTTAGGATTTCTTGTTCGCGCGCTTCGCCACGTCTCGACGAGGAGCGGGAACCTCGGTTGCCCAGCCCTTGCCAACGCAGTACGCGATGAAATCCTTCGGGCGGGACTGCGGCTCTGGCGATGCCTTGGCATTGAAGGAGTAGATGCTCGTCTTAGAGCGGCGCCAGTTGCTCTCGACATGGAAGATTGCCCAAGCCATCACTCGGTCTCCTCGATAATGGCGCGCACCCTAACAACGCCGTGGCTTGTGAGCCCGTCTGGGTCGCGGAAAACCTGCGTGAATGGCACCGACAGGCTGACCAGAGCGTTTTGCGCTAGCGAATGGGTTCCGCGCAGCGCCTTGCGGGAAGCGCCTACAATTCGCCTGCACGACACATCGAGATCAGCCTTGCGGCTCCAGCAATCGAGCTGAAAGTTATATTCGCCGCTCAGGATGCAGTCGGAGCTTTCATCTGATGCGTCGGACGGCCCAAAACTGATGTATGCCTCTTTCGCCCCGAACGGCTCCTTAGGTACCCTGTCGTAGACGCCGGAAATCAGGGTCATGAGGGGCGCGAAGCCGGTCAACAGCGAATAAAGGAGCCGCTGCATTTCTTCCTCGGGGCTCATCCAACCGCCTCTTTGATCGCTTTTCTGATGTTTCGGGTGACACGCCCCTTCACGCGGCGCTTAACGAGACGCCAGCCGGGGAAGAAGAACGGCTGAGCGGGAGCACCGGGATTATGAGAGCCTGCGTACAAGCCCTTATTGATGTGCGGCTGGGTGCCGAACTCGACGAAGCGAGCGTAGAAGGCGTCGCCGCCGCCCGCATAAATAGTGATCCGCATTGAGTCTGAGGTTCGCTTCGAGCTGCGGGCGAGGACGAGAGCACCTTTCGGAGCATCGCCCCAGGTCCATGCGATACTGTCTCTTAGTTCGCCGCTATCGACCGCGACGAGGCTTTTCATCGTCTCGACGACCTCGTTTGCGCTTTGCTCCATCGCATCGCGCACCCGCTTTTTCACTGCGTCGGGAATACGACGCGTCAGCTTCAGTCGAAGCCGATCCAGTCCGGTGACGGTCATCCTTCAGCAACACCGCTCTGGCATAGGAAATCGATCCACGCCCGATCGGGTGTGGTGGCGATGTCCCTGATGTTGAAAATCCGGCCATCCCGCCTGTCGCGGATGCGCCAGTCGGAATTGACCGATTGCGACCGAGACGATGCACGGACGTAGACGACAAGGGTGTGCTGCCCCTGTAGACGGCTTGCGATCACAGCCTCACCGCCGCGAAGATCGATATATCCGGCACGGGACTGAAAGCGCTCAACCCAACCAGAGGTCACATTTCCAGCGCCGTCATCGCTTTCCTGCCGCTCCTCGAAGGCAACGTTGAAATACAAGTCGCCCGCAGATCGCGTCCTAGCCATAGGTCACCTGTAAACGCGGTATGGAGAAAGAAGAGCCTCAACCGCGAATGGAAGCTGCTCAATTGTCGCGCCAACCGCAATCGGCTCGCGGGTGCGGTACCATTGCGCCACCAGCATCAGGATGGCGACCTTGATCGGCGCAGGAACGTTGTTAGTCCAGACGACAGGATTTCCGCTGGCCGATCCGTAGCCTGCTCGATAGCGAATGCGCACGTCGCCAGGTCTGCCGCGAACGGCGGGACGATCCTCGGTGTCCCATGGTGGCGGCAAATCGTGTTCTACTCCGGAAGGGTCGGTATATTGCACCGAAACAATCTCAACCTCCGGCGGATAAGGCAGAGTGTCGCCAGGACACGGCCAAATCGACCCTTGCAATTCGAGAACCTGAATGCCAAGCGATCGGCTCAGCCATCCGGCCGGGCCATCAAGCCACTGCGTCGCGGCGAGGATAAGGGCTTCGATCAGCGTGTCGTCATCGGAATGATCAACAAGCAAATGCTTTTTTGCCTCATCTATGGTGACGATCGGCGCAGGTGGAGTGATGACCACGACCTTCATGACAGCCTACTTTTGCTTCTTGGCGTCCGCCGCCTTGTTCTGCGGTTTCGTTTCTGCCTTGTTAGCCGGCGACTCGGCAGCCTTCGCCTCGGCACTGGCAACTTCCTTGGCAAGACCGCGCTTGATGAGATCCTTTGCCGTCTCATCGCTCGATACCTCGAACGACTGCTTGGCCGAGACATGCTTGGTCTCATCCGTATAAAAACTGTCGATTGCAGTGAGTTTCATGGCACTTCTCCTTCGGTTCATGAAACGGGCGGCTCTCACCGCCCGTCGATATGAGCCGACCAGATGAATCAGGCTGCAGTGGTCGCCGTGATAGCGTCCGAGAAATCGCCCTTGATGAAAGCCTCAGGCCGGTACGTGGCCAGAGCAAGTCGCTCTTCTGCGCGGATCGTCACGAGGTTGCGACGGAAATTGTCGCTGTCTTCCGTCGAGATTTCGACGTTTGCCTCTTCCCGATCAAAGATCTGAGCGCCGAGCTGGAAGGCGCCCGTCAAGAACTTGTCGATCGTCATCGCCTGCGTTTCGATAACCGGCAGGCGCCACAGTGTCGGAGATGCCGAGTTCTGCGGGTTGCCGATGATATGGCGGCCGGTGGTGTCCTTCAGCAGTTCGATCGTAGCCCAATCGGTCGGATGCATGACGGTTCCGTTCGGAGGATACTCCGCCAGGAACGCCTGCAGCATCGCGAGACGAATGATGTCGATCTTCGTCACCGGAGACGGCAACTGCGCAGGCGCGGAATATGCGGATGCCTGAGTGTAGATGCCGTTCAAGTTGGTGCCTGTGCCCGCGCCCATCAGCAGCTGCGCTTCCTCGACAAAGGAGAGGCCGTAGCGCAGGCGACCATCGATGTACGACTGCAGCTGGGGCACGTCATCGAGGATCTGCTTTGTTGCGAGAACAAAGTGAGCGATCGTCGCGACGGGCGCGGTGACCAGGTCGAACTTGATTTCAGACTGTGGCTTCAGGTCGCCGGCCGTTTCAGACACCGTGGCAGCGCTGTTGGTAAAACCAGTTTCCTTCACGTACTGGATAGCATTCGAGGACGTCTGGCCAGGTGTGATCAGGTCGCGGATCGTCATGCGACGCTGCGGTGGTGCGACAACGCCGGGCTGACGCTGTGGCACAATCAAATCGCCTGCCGAGCCGTTAGCGTCGGTGGTTAGCGCCGAAATGATCGCCTTGACCGGGATAGAGAGGCGACCCTTGCCGCCAGACTTGATGAACGCCTTGAAGTCATCGCTCTCGGTGACCGTCTGGCCGATAGACTTACGACCCTCGTGCTCGTTACCGTTTCCGCGCACCATCTTCTGCTCGATCTCGGTCATACGAGCTGCAAGCTCGTTGTGCTTGATTAGAGCATCGTCGGCAGACTTCTTTGTTTCCTCAGTAACTTTGCCGAGGTTCTTGAGCTCGATGTTCGTCGTTTCGGCGCTTTTCTTGACCTCATCGGCAGCAGATTTCAGATCGCGTGCCAACGTTTCGAGATCTGAAGACGATACCGCAGCAACTGAGGCCATTGCGATACCGCTGCCATGGAGTGGTGAGAAGTCCAAGCCGTGGAAAAGCATGACAGCCGCCGCAACGGCAAAGCACAGGAATACGCCGAGCGCGAGGGCCCGGTTGCGAGTGATGTTCATTTGAGTGGTTCCTATCTCAGAGGGACTTAAAGCTGCTCACGGCATCACCGAGAGCCTTCAGTGCCGCCAAAGCGGCTTCGTTCGCCTCGCCCTCGGAATCGCTCCGAATGGCTTTCGCATAACCGACAGAGGCGATCTGTACGGCCATGGCTTTCGGGACACCTGCCTCACGCAGGATGTCCTCGAATTCTTTGACTGGCATCGGGTCGCCATCGCGAAGACGGCGCGCAAATTCTTCCATCTGCTCAGACTTCACGCTCTCGACCCGAGCGCGACGGTTAGCAGGAAAGGACACAACGGATACCTCAAGCAAATCGAGCTTCAGGAGCTTGCGCGGGCCGCCGCTTTCTGACGGCTGGGTATCGATTTCCCGGTACCCGATCGAGAGGCCCTGTATCGCGCCGCTGCGCAGCAAGATCATGGCCTCGTCTGCCTTCTGGACACCGGCAAGCAACCTGCCCTTGCCCCAGAGGCCCTTCTTGTCTTCGGCAAGATCTTCCCAGACGCCGATCGGTGTCCAGGGGTCATGCTGCCAGAGCATCAGGGGCGAGGAGCCCTCCCGCTTGTGCTTGACCAGACTCTCAACGAACGCGCCAGGCTCGACGCTTTCGTTGTAGCTATCGCGCACACCGAACACGGAACCATATCCCTCGAACGTGCCATCGTCCGACAGACCTTTGACCTGCAGCGGGAAATCCTTGGTCTTCATGTCGATCATTCCTCGTCGAGTTTAGGGCCGCCGTTGTGGCCGATCATGGTCTTCACGCGCTCATCAATGACCGCGTCGATATCCTTGCCGAAAAGCAAGTTCATAAGGGCCGATCGCGCCTGCTGCGCTGGGGCATCGCCACGGCCAAGCTGATCGAGGGGCAGAAGATTTGACTGGACAGTAAGAACGTCGCCGCCGGGCATTGGCGGACGGTTATCGAGTGCTCGACCTTCGTTTCGTGTGATGTAGCCGTTCTGGCCCAAAGCACTGAGAAGAGCCGCCCGCCCCTGGCTATCGGCCCTCAACAGGCCCTCCAGATTGAACTCAGCGTAGAGGGTTGCTCTATCTGCTGGCTCAATGAGCTGCTTTTTGATCGCCTGCTCGATGCGCGTCAGATAGGGCCGCAACGAAAAGGTCAGGAACCCAATCATCTGCTGCTCGAGACCAGTGCCCCAGCTCGTGGACTTCTCTGTGTGGCCGATCATGAAAGGAGGGACACGAAACCACCGGCATATCTCTTCCACATGGAAGCGACGAGTCTGGAGGAGCTGCGCGTCCTCTGGGTTCATCGCGATCGGAGAGAAATCGAACCCGTGTGGCAAGGGCATAATCTTGCCGGCGTTTAGCGATCCCATGAAGTCGTCGAACAGCTTGACCAGGTCTTTCCGCTGCTCTGCTGTCGACTTTGTTCCCTGAGCCTCTTTCAGAAAGCCCGATATTTGCAGGCCATTCCTGAATGTCTCCGCAGCGACCTCATCCGCAGCCAGAGCCGTGCCCATTGTCTGGCGGGCGTAGCTGATGGGCGAAAGCCCTACATCGCCACCAACACCGAATCCTCGAACATGGAAAATGTCCTTCTCATCGATGTCGCGAGCCCCCTTGGGATCGTTGTATCGATAGGACCGTCTACCCTGTTGGTTGCGCCGAACCGTCATCAGGTCGGGGCGAAGCTGCGTAATCGCGACCATCCGCGTACCGACGTACAGCTTTTCCCCGTAAAAGTTCCCCCAGAGGCAGAGGCAAGAAACGATCGCCTCAATGAATTCTGCCGCCGACTGGTCAGCGTTGGGGCTGTCGTGAAGGATGGCATAGAGGGGGTTATCTCTATCCACCGTCTTCGTCTCACCATCCCGACGATATAGCTGCAAAGGCAGAGTGCCGATTGTTTCAGACAGAAGGCGGATGCACGACCAAGCGGTTGCGACTTGCAGAACCGTATCCGGAGTAACACGCTTTCCCGCCGCGCTACCGCTGAGAGCAAGAGCGGCCTTCAGCGTTTCAGCGTCATCGCGCCCTGTGAGCTTGACGTTTTTCCGGCTGAATAGGCCAGTCCAAATGCTCATCGTGATCCGCCCATTTCCTTGAGGTATTCGCCGAGATCGGGGCCGCTTGCAGCCGCCTCTGGGTTATGACTCATCATCTCGGCAGCGTTGAACGCTGCCATCAGCGGATCGATCTTTGCGCTGTTAGAACGCTTGTGGAGGTAGATATTACTACCCCTAGCCTCAGCGACGACGTTTCCTACGCAGTGGTTCAGAAGCGCGGAGCCGCAGTGCTTCAATGTTCCATCGGCGAGCTTTCGCTCAACGCCAAAAATTGATGCAGAGAGCTTATAGCCTTGGCTCACCGCCTTCGTGCAGGGCGCCCCTATATTATGGAAAGCAAGCTCTTCCAGGAGGGCTGGAACACCTGCAGGGTCAAGGCCTATCCCACCACTTTCGGGGAGAAGGCCAGAGTCCCGGAGATCCACGATTATAGCAGCCGCCTCTTCAGCATCCTGCGTCACACGCTCACAGATGACTAGATCGCCGTCTTTTTCGAAGCCGCGAAGAGCCTCGGAAACTTCCTTGTGCCGCTCCAGAAGGATAGGTTGGGCCCATGCCTTTGCCCAAAGCATCCAGTGGCGAGTGATCTTGTGGCGACCCATAACTGCCAGGCCCCAAAGGTCATCCAATCCACCCACATCGCCGCCGGCCACAACAACATCACTGTGTTCCTTGATGTAATCGAGCGTGATCTCAGGATCTGATGCGGCTTCCCAGTAGTCTGATCCGATCCATCGATCGGAATGCATCGCCAGACCAATCTGGACGTTAAGATGTTGGGACGCCCACTCACGAGCGGATGACTCGCCTTTGTCCTGGGCAGTCCGCCATTCGGAGATCAGGCGATCGACCGTGATAGAGCGACCCAGGTTCGGCAACACGAGCGGCCAGTTCGCTGGGTCACGCCATGGTTTGTCCGGTGCGATCTGCATGGACTCGGGGAATTCGTACAGGATCGGAAGCATCCGTACGCCCTCTTTTATTCTACCGTCCCGAACGCCTCGCGCGTACTGCAGCTCATCCTTGAAGACGCCGAACGGAGGAACTTCCGACTGCGTGGTGATAATGATGAGGAGGCTTTCCTCATTGGTGATCATTCCCCCACGTATCTGCCCGATGACGCGACTAGCAAAACTGGCATGCGCCATGACGTGTAGTTCATCGAGGATTGCGAAAGCCGGGATGGAACCCGTGACGACCTTTGGATCGAAGCTCTTGATCTTGAGCTTGGCATTCATGCGGACACCGGTATCGGGATCCACATGCTGATCAATGATCGTCTTTTTGTGGTCGACGACCTTGAAGCGACGGTCGAGATACTCGTCCGCTTTAATCATCGCGACCGCCTGCTCGAAGCACTTCTCGGCAACTTCCTGCGTCGGCCCAACGATCATGCCGTCGATGTTAGGCCGCGTATTCATCATCAGCGCGATCAGACCAAGCGCTGCAGCGTTCGTTGTCTTCCCGTTTTTCTTCGGCACCAGGTTGAAGATCTCGCCGACGAAGCGCTTCTCAGTCTTGGGATCGACGGAGCCGAACGCGACGCGAACGATATCGCGCATCCATTCTCCCGCAGCCTCTCCCATCGTTGGCATGCCCCGAATATCCGGGACGCGCAGCTTATTGAAAAGCGCAACAGCGCACTCGGCCCGAACCTCGTCGAGGGGCAGATCCGGTATAGGGGATCTTCCAGCCTTTAACTTCGCGAACCAGTCGGGGCAGGCAAAAGCATGATGATCACTCAATGCCGCCGACCCAGCTTTGCGAAGATATCGCCGTAGTCGTCGGGAATGACCTGTGCATCCTGCAGCCGCTGTTCTTTCTTCCCGAGGACTGGCGACTTCTCTTCGGGTTCATCTTCATCGCTTTCCGCAGCCGGCTTGTTTCGTGGCGCCTGCGGCCCCGCTTCCGCCAGTCTTTCACGCAGCTGCCTAATGGATGGAGTGTGACCTTCCCGCACTTTTTTGATCAGAACATCGAGCATAAGCCCGTCGATAAAGACGGCACCGTTTTCGAGCTCACGGGAAAAATGTTTGCGCAGGGTCTTCTCGTCGATACCCATATCCTCGGCGATCCGCTTATGAGTCCAACCTGCAGCCACCCGCACCATTACAAAGTCTTGATTTTCCTTGTCCTTTTTGAACGAAGGCCGACCGCGACGGTCTCGGATGGCGACAATCCGCTGCCCGAACATGTCGTACTCAACGATGCTGTCAGAATTTTCGTCTGCCACGGGAAATAAAATCTCTGAAAGGGAGGGGCGCGGGTCTAGGCCGCGAGGGGGTTCCAGACTTTTGACCCGCCCCCTGGGGCTAGGCGCCAGCCTCATCGGTCGCGCCTTCGTCGACCTCGATCACGACGTTCGTACCACTGACCAAGCCAGCCAACTGAAAGAGCCATGTGGCCACTGTCATCCGTGGTGCGAAAAGCCGAGGCATTCGGATACCGATGCGCAGGCTGTGAAGGAGTTCGCTACCGTCGACGATGATCTCGCCTGCATCTTTCGCCATCTTACCAACGAGCCTGAGCTCGCTCCCGCTTTTGCTTCTCGCTGTCGTGGTAGGCTTTGCTTACGGTCTGCAGGTTCTCAATATCCCAGAACAGCTGCTTGTCGCCGTGGTGTGGTATCTTGTGGTCAACGACTGGGCTGTTGGGCGCGTGACGCTGACCAAGGCAGATCACACCAGTTTGCTGGCAAGTGTAAGCGTCACGCTCAAGAACCTTCTCGCGCAGCTTCTGCCATCTGCTGGTCTTGTACCACTTGCGATGCTCAAGGTTCGCGTCACGATCACGGTCACGCTGAGCCTCTGCCTCTTGCCTCGATGCGGGCGCTGTTGCCGATGGGGTGAGGCGACTGCCCAACGTCTGCAGCCGTGGCTTAAGCGATTGAAGTCTGCCCATATCTCTAGATACAGCAAAGGCGACCGTTAGGCCGCCTCGTCAAACGTCTAGTCATAGCAGTAGCACTTGCCCTGAATCGATGCCTCTGGTTTGCGAGGCTGTAGGGCGGGGTCCGACCGGTGTACCAACCCCAGAACTTACGTTCCCGCATGCTACTGCGTTCTCAGGGGCTCACTATCAGGATCATCGGATCATCCGTGAGCGCTTTGTACTCATGATTCTTCGACTTGCGCAATATCCAATTCCAGCGGCGTGGAGCGACCGAACATCATCACCTCAACGGTCACCCGGTTCTTGGATGGGTCGAAGTCTGTCACCAATCCAGTGAAACCAGCAAAGGGGCCGTCTATCACTTTTAGGCTCTGACCAAT